GCGCTGGCGGCAATTCCGAGATCGAGTTCTTGAAGGAGTACCAAAAGGAACTCGATAATCTCAGCAAACAGAAGGACAAGTTCAACGAGGACGCCGCGACCCACGGCATGGGCAACGCTGCCAAGGTGCAGTACGAGGGCAGCAAAGAAGCGGGCGCGATCACCACGCAGTACGCCAACGACCCCGCCAAGATGAAGGAGGCGCTGGACACACTGTCTGCCTCCTACGGTCCGGCCTACGAGGCTGCGCAGAAGTACGACGCTGTGCTGGCCGACCAGAAGGGTGCCAAGCAGGCCGAGTCCGAGTACGACAAGATCATGAAGAGCCTGGACGACCAGGCCGTGCGGCTGCAGTTCGCCGCTGATAACTACAAGAAGTACGGTGACGGCGTCAGCACCGCGACCGATGCAGTGATCAAGTTCCGCCTCACGCAGGGCGACCTGAAGAACCTGTCGTCAGACCAAAAGAGTGACGTCAGCGACGCCGCTGACCGCGTTGCTGCGGCCCAGAAGGCGCAGGACGCAGCGAAGGAGACCAAGTCCTACGATGACTTGATCAACAAGATCAACGCCGAGGCGAGCGCGATTGGTAAGACCAACGTCGAACTGGAATACCAGAAGGACCTGCTGGAACTGACCAAGAAAGGGCTGACATCAGGTACACCGAAGAGCGACACGCAGACGTCGGGCCTCAAGGACGCGCTGACATCCGCCGACTACGCCAAGTCCCAGCAGGCGCTCAAGCTCTACGTGCAGCAGCAGAACCTCGCCATTGACGGCGCCGAGGTGATGGCCGCGCACCTGGGCGACACGACCCTGGCGCAGGCGCAGCTCGCCAACGAGCTAAAGGCGTACGGCGATATCCAGACCTACAGTACAGGCAAGACGCAGGACGAGATCGACGCCTACACCAACGCGCGCAACCAGCTCCTGCAGTACCAGAATCAGCTGCTGTCCTTCCAGAACGCGCAGAAGAACTCGACGCAGACTGGCATCAGCACCTTCTTCTCGACGATGCACGACGATGCGATGAACAGCGCGAAGATGATCAACTCGCTGATGACCGACACGTTCAACAGCATCGGCACCGCGCTGGCGAACTTCGTCACCACCGGAAAGATCAACTTCACCAGCCTCGTGACGTCGATCCTCGCCGACCTGGTCAAGCTGGAGACGGATAAGCTGCTGGAGAACCTGATCATCAGCAACCAGGGGGCCATCGGCGGTTTCTTCAGTGGGCTGGCATCGATCTTCGGGGCGACGGGCACCACCAGCGCGGCGAGCAGCGTCGGTAATGCCACCATCCCCGGCATCACGATGGCCGCAGCGGTGGGAAGTCCTGTCGGTGCCAACAGCATCACGCAGGTCAACGAGATTGGCACCGAAACGTTCAACCAGGGCGGTAAGACCTATCTGCTCAACGGCAACCAAGGCGGCACCGTGATCCCCGCGTCGCAGTCGTCGAGCGGAACCGGCAGCACCAACAATGTCGGCATCTCGGTCAACGTGCAGAACAGCAACACGAACGCTGATGCCGCAGAGCAGGGCCGTCAGTTGGGCATCGCGATCAAGACCGTGGTGCAGAACGAACTGGTGAAGCAGCAGCGCCCAGGTGGCCTGCTGGCGGCGTCCGCGCGATGAGCGATTACACGACGCCCACGTTCGGCTGGCAGGTCGACTACACGTCTCACTCGACATCGGCGCCGCGCGTCCTTACGGCGGCCTATGGCGACGGGTACCAGCAGCGGGCCGGCGACGGCATCAATACCAACCCCAAGCAGATTCCCTTCACCTTCACCCGTGACACCGAGACCGTCAACGAGGTGGAGGCGCAATTGGACGTGTGGGGAGGTGTGCAAGCTTTCTTTTATATCAACCCCAACGGCACCGTAGCCCGCTATGTGTGCCAGCAGTATGATGTTCAGTACGTGGACTTCAATGAATCGACCCTGACGGGAACATTCCTGGAGGTGTTCGAGGGGTCCGTGCCCCTTCTTTATGACGTCGTATTAGGCGACTCTGGACTGGTGGAATAAGACATGAGATACGTATCCTTCCTGGTGCAGGATCGCTCGGGTAACGTGCAACCGGGCGTCTCCGTTTCCGTCTTCGTGACGCAGACCACGACCCTCGCGACGCTCTACGAGCAGGACGGCGTGACGAGCTTGTCGAACCCCTTCTTCAGCGACGTCAACGGCTATGCCAGTTTCGCGGCGCCCGACGGCGTCTACGACGCGACGGGCATACTGCCCGACAGCACCACATTCACACGAGACGCAATCCCGGTGTTCGACGTCGCTGCACTCGCCGCGACCGCGACCACCGCAGCGACGTCTGCAACGGGTTCCGCCACCTCTGCCAGTTCATCGGCGACCAGCGCGCTGTCATCGGCGAATGCAGCAGCAACCTCGGCCGGCAATGCGGCCATCTCCGCAGCCAGCGCCCAGGTGGGCACCCCGAACCGCAGTTCTGTGCGCCTCGTGTCGGGCGCCGTTGTCGCGGGGAACTTCGTTCCTGCCCCGCTTCCCGCGAACACCTACAACAACGGTAGTGGTGGCGTCGGCGCGACGTGGACGATGACATCGGTGGGCGTCCTTACGCTAGACGGAAAGGCCGTCGCTCTCGGCGACTCCGTCGTCATTCCGGGAGAGGCGACGGCCGCCAACAACGGCATTGCGACCTGCACCACGGCCGGTACCGTCAGCGTGGCCGCCGTCCTGACGCGACGCTCTCCGGAGAATATGATTCCCGGCCTGGGTTCCGCATGCGTGCTGGTGACGGACGGAAACACGCTGTCGGGATACTCCTTCTACGTGGTCCAGACCGCCGCCGGCATCAGCGCCATCGGCACCACCGCGATCACGATCGTGCCGAGCAGCAGTTCGGCGTCGTTGTCGGGCGAGGTCGTGGCCCGTAATCAGGCAATCGCGGTCTCCGCCGCGTCGTTCGCGCAGCCACCCCAGGTCATCAATATATTCGACAAAAACCGGATCACCACCGGCATGGTTGTGAACACCAACGGAACGCTTGGCACAAACGCGAGCTACTTCGCGAGCGCCCGCATCGCCGTTACCCCCGGCGCAACATACACCTTCAACCTATCGTGCAGCCAGCTGGCGTACTTCGACCAGAATGGTACCTTCGTCTCCTACGTGGCGGGCGTCGCTACCAATACCCCCTTTACGGTCCCCGCGGGCTGCTTCACCTTGCAGTTCAGCCAGACGATCGCCTCCGGCTCAACGAACCAGGAACTGGTCCCAGGGTCGGTTCTTCCCACGACCTACATGGCGTTCGGCTGGGTGGACGCGTTTGCCTCCAATGGCATGTCACTGGACTCGGCGCGCCTGACCGCGAAACTAATCTCGCCGCTGCTGCCCTTCAATCTGTACGACCTGACCAAAGCAACCAACGGCTTCGCGCTCAATACAGCCAGCGGTCTGCCGAACGTCACCAACTCGCTTTACTCGGTGAGCGATTTCATCCTGCTCGACCCTTCCAACAACATCATGACGAATGGCGCCGTCGTGGGCTACTACGACGTCTTCCAGAACTTCCTGTCCTCGACGACCGTAGGCGCCGCGACACCGTTCGCTCGCCCCGCCGGAGCCTACTGGTTCAGGTTCCAGTTGCTTATCACGAACCAGGCGACCCACCAGTTCTCCTGGGGGAGCACCCTGCCATCGCCGTACACGTCGTTCGGATACCCGACCTTCACGACGATGAACCTGACGGCGCTGCAGCAGGCGCGTGCGGCCGTCACGGACATGCGTGCGGACGACGCCAACATCCTGAACCCCAGCAAGATCGTCTACAACAAGTCGATCAGCGCGGTGAACGGAGCGATCAGCACCACGTCCGGTTTCTCCCTATCCGGTAAGTTTGAGGTGAATCCGGGCGACTACATCGCGTGCTCGGTGAACTTCAGCTCTCTGGTCTTCTACGACATCACCGGCAACACCTACGTATCGTCGCCGTCCGCCGCATCGATCACCGCGTCGATCACCGGCAACGTGATGACGGTGTCGGCCGTCGGCAGCGGCGTCGTGCAGGTGGGCCAGCGCCTCAACGGGGCCACCTCCGTCACCAATGTCCTGCAGCAACTGAGCGGCACGACTGGCGCTGCGGGCACCTATTTGATGGACGTGGCGCAGACCTTCGCCAGCGGCACGCTCACGGCGACGCAGGGCACCTGCTCCGCCAACACATGGGTACCTGTTCCGGCCACCTGCTACTTCGCCCAGTTCAACCGGCCGAACCTCACCGATCTGCCCGCCTGCACCGTGCGCCAGGGCCGCACGGCCATCGTCAACAGATCCCAGTTTACTGCCCAGATCGCCGGGACGGTGCTTACGATCTCGGCCGTTGCCAGCGGTCAGGTTCTCATCGGGGACTCGATCAGCGGTCCCGGAGTCACTCCGGGTACGACGATATCCTCCTTGGGCACGGGAACAGGCGGCACGGGCACCTACAACATCAGCGTCCCTTCGACGGTGTCGACGGACACGACCATGTATGGCGGCGTCTCTTCGCTGGTGGCGGGCAAAAGCTATGGTGGTGGGGGAGCCGTCTACGCGAACGCGGGTAAGCGCATCGGTTTCTTCGGCAACAGCCAAACCAACAACAACAACTACCAGGGCACCGTCATCCAGCAGACCGGGCTGATCGAGGTATTCAACGACGGCAATCCCGGCTACGACATCGCGGCACTAGCGACCAAGATCACCTCGGGCGCGAATCCCTACAACCCGTCCGGCGTCAACCAGCTCGCCAACATCGACATCCTGTTCTTCCAGGAAGGACACAACGAGTGGGGCGGGGCGGCACGACCGCTCGGCGCACTCGGCGACGCGGCGACGGTCAATTCGACCTACGGCCAAATGCAGAAGCTGCTGAATGGGATATACGCGCTCAACGCGAATCTGCTGGTTGTTTTCGCGGGGCCGTCTTACCGCGGCGCCTGCACGATCAGCAGCGTTGTATATACGGCGGACACGACGCCGAACGCGCAGGGTCTTACCGGCAAGAACATCGATGATGCAATGCGTGCCTTCGCCCAGGCGAATGCGATCCCCTATGTCGAGTTGCGCAACGACTCGAACATCAATTCGGCGAACGTCTACCTGTGGACCATCGAGGGCCTGCACTGGAACAGCAGCGGTGGCGGCATACGCGTTGGACGCGTTATCGCGGGCACCCTGAACAACCAGACCTAGCATGCCGATCCTTACCGACATCAGCCAGCTCAACGCTGGCTTCATGGTCGAGTTGTTCGAGGTCGATCTGACCTCGTTCGGCGCGTCGGTGATCTACTTCCATTCTGGTGTGAACCAGTTGGGCGCGCCGGTCGTGTGGCAGGGCAACACCTACCAGCCCTACCCGATCGAGGCCAACGGCTTCGAGTACAGCGGCCATGGCACGCTGCCGCAGCCTAAACTGACCGTGTCGAATGTGGGCGGTCTGTTCTCGTCCTACATCGCGTCCTACGGCGACCTGCTGCAGGCGCAAGTGATCCGGCACCGCACGATGGTGAAGTACCTCGACGCGGTCAACTTCCCTGGCGGTGTGAATCCGACGGCCGATCCGGACCAGTTCCTGCCGGATGAGGTCTACTACATTTTCCAGAAGTCTTCAGAGGACAAGACGTCAGTGGTATTCACGCTCGCCTCGATCTTCGATCTGGCCGGGGTGAATCTGCCGTTTCGACAGATCATCCAGAACGTGTGTCCGTGGCTCTACAGGGGCGCGGAGTGCACGTGGATTCCGGTGCCGGGGCTGTACTTCGATGCGAACGACAATCCGTCGACGCTGGCGAACGATGTGTGCGGGAAGAGGCTGTCGAGCTGTAAGGCGCGGTTCGGGGCTGCGAGCCAGCTGCCTTACGGCGGATTTCCGGCAGCTGGACTTATTCAACAATAACAATGACTTACTGGAAGGACGACGCTCTCGCCCACGCCCAGTCGGTGTTCCCCGCCGAGGCGTGCGGACTGGTCTACGCTGTCGGCGACGACGCGCACTACTATCCCTGCAAGAACTTGAGCGGACACGCCGATCACTTCAAGATCGGCGCGCGCGACTACGCCGCCTGCGAGGAGATGGGCAAGATCGTCGCGGTGTTCCACTCCCATCCCTACGCCCGCGCCAAGCCGTCGATAGCCGACCTGTCCTCCTGCGAATCGACGGGACTACCGTGGCACATCCTCAGCCTGCCGAACATCGAGTGGGCATACTGCGCGCCGAGCGGCTTCCGCGCGCCGCTGATCGGGCGCAACTTCACCCACGGCATTCACGACTGCTATTCCATCATTCGGGACGGCATGATGGAGTACTGCGGCATCGACATCCCTGACTTCGAGCGCCCCGACGAGTGGTGGAAGAAGGGCGACAACCTGTACGTGGAGAACTTCACTAAGGCGGGATTTGTGCGCGTCTACGAGGGACCGAAGCCCTACGATGTAATTCTGATGCAGGTGTGCGCGAACGTCGCGAACCACGCTGCCCTGTATCTGGGTGACGGTGTTATGCTGCACCACCTCTACGGTCGACTGTCGTCGCGTGAGCCCTACATCGGCGGCTACTACAAAAAACACACACTGATGATCATTCGGCACGAGAAGCTATGCGCGAAGTAGTCCTACACGGCGAACTGGCCAAGCGCTATGGCAAGAACCATCTGCTGGACGTCAAGTCGCCGGCCGAGGCGATTCGCGCGCTGAACGCCAACTTCCGGGACTTCGAGAAGTACATGGTCGATTCCGAGAAGCGCGGCATCGGCTACAACGTGTGGAGCAATGGCCACAATATTGGCGAGAGCGAGCTGAAGTTCACAGGCAGCGGACGCATCTACATTTCGCCCGTCGTGATGGGCAGCAAGAAAGGCGGCGTCCTACAGATCATCTTGGGTGCGGTACTCATCGTCGTCGGCGTCGTGCTGGATGCTTTCTCTTACGGCACCGCAGGCAACCAGCTCATCGTGGCCGGTGGCGCAATGCTGATCGGCGGCATCATCCAACTGCTCACCCCTCTTCCGCAGACCAACGGCGGATCAGACCAGGCTTTCGGGTTCAACGGCGCTATCAACACAACTGCCCAAGGCAACCCCGTCCCGGTCGGTTACGGGCGCCTGATTGTGGGCAGCGTGGTGATCAGTGCCGAGATCACCATCTCCCCGGTAGCGGTCAACTACGTGCCGCCGACCAATGGCGGCGCTGGCGGCAATATACAGGTCAACGTCCCGTGACCGATAAGCGGTTATCCATCATCGGTGCCGGCGGCAAGGGTGGTTCCGCAGGTGGCATCAACGAAGGCCCCACCACCCTCAAGTCCATCGCTTTTGCGCAGTTCGTCGACCTGATCTGCGAAGGCGAGGTTGAGGGACTGGTCAATGGGATGCAGTCGATCTACTACGACCAAGTCCCGCTGCAGAACGGTGACGGCAGCTTCAATTTCAACGGCGTCAACGTCTACTTCCAGGCGGGCACGCAGGGGCAGAGCTACCTGCCCGGCTTCGAGGACGTAGCCAACGAGTTCACCGTCAACGTCAAGGTGTTCCAGGCGTCGCCGATCATCCGTACCATTACCGACACCGATGTGGACGAGGTGCGCGTCACCATCGGTATCCCGCAGCTCTACATCGTTAACAGCGACGGATCGATCACTGGCACAGCCATCAGCCTGACCATCGACGTGCAGAGTGATGGTGCCGGCTACGTCAACGTGGTCAATGACACTATCAGCGGCAAGAGCGATGTCCAGGTCCAGAAGGCATACAAGATCGCGCTGACCGGCTCGGCGCCGTGGGACATCCGTCTGACACGCCTGACCTCGGACAACGTCACCACCACCCTGGCCAACGACCTGTACTGGGACACCTACGACGAGATCGAGGACGTCAAGCTGGGCTATCCGAACAGCGCGGTCCTGGGCACCACCATCGACAGCTCGCAGTTCGACGAGATCCCGACCCGCGCCTACGATATGAAGCTGCTGCGCATCCAGGTGCCCAGCAACTACGATCCTGTGGCGCGCACCTACACGGGCGTCTGGGACGGCACCTTCCAGATCGCATGGAGCGATAATCCCGCCTGGTGCTACTACGATCTGCTGACCAACAGCCGCTACGGCCTGGGCAGGTACATCCCCGCGACGGCGGTGGACAAGTGGTCGCTCTACACCATCGCCCAGTACTGCGATGGCTTGGTGGACAACGGGACCGGCGGCACGGAGCCCCGGTTCACCTGCAACGTCTACATCCAGACGCTGAACGAGGCGTACACCGTCCTACAGCAGATGGCCAGCATCTTCCGCGGCATGGTGTTCTGGGCCGGCGGTACGATCACCGCAGCGCAGGACGCACCCGCCGACCCGATCTACCAATACACAGCAGCCAACGTCATCGGCGGTGTCTTCAGTTACGCTGGAGCATCGTCGAGTGCGCGCCACACCGTCGCCCTGGTGACGTGGAACAACCCCAACAACTTCTACGCGCAGGACGTGCAGTACGTCGAGGACACCGCCGGTATCTCCCTCTATGGTGTCATCTCGACGCAGGTCGTCGCCGTCGGCTGCACGTCGCAGGGACAGGCTGAGCGCGTCGGGCGCTGGATACTCTACTCCGAGCGCATGGAGTCCGAAATATGCACGTGGTCGACCGGACTCGAAGGCGCCGTCGGCAGGCCGGGACAGATCGTGCAGGTGCTCGATCCGCTGCGCGCCGGTAAGCGGTTCGGCGGCCGCCTGCTCACCAACGCGACGAATCTGGTTCCCAGCGGCACCGTTGGCGTGACCCTCGTCGGTGTCAACTCGGGAAGTTATGAGCAGTTCGTCTCGCTGTTCACTTACGGCTCCCTGGCACCCAACAACTTTGGCCGCTACGAGGCGATGGTGTCGGGGCTCGGTCCTTACCTGCTCAACGGGACGCCGGATGGCCTGCTGGTCATGGCCTTCCTGGACGGCGGTCTGCTTCCCAGCGCGAACTGTTCACTGTCTGGGTCGACCCTGACGCTGGGGGGCATCGCTGCCCCCAACTATAACCAGCTCGTGGTGCTCTTCAGCCAGGGTGGCACAACGGCACATTTCTTCCGCTACGAGGCGGCGGTTAGTGGGAACGGTCCTTACGCGTTGCCGCAGGCTCCGGACGGCACCGTCACAATGGTGTTTCTGGACGGGCGCCTGATCCCAAGCCCGAACTACTCCGTGTCTGGCGTCGGCGTCATGCTGGTCGGCCTTACCACGTCCGACTACCAGCACCTGATCGTGGTGGCCAGCTATGGCAGCATCGTCTCGGGCTACGAGCGCACCGAGAGCGCGGTGTCGGGACTCGGTCCCTACCCGATCCCCTACGCGCCCGACGGCGAACTGGCCGCGGTCTTCCTCGACGGCGGTCTTCTGCCGCTCCTCAACTTCTCCGTCGGTGGCGCAATCCTCACACTCGACGCGCCCGCGCAGATGCTGGCGG